TCCACCTTTTAGGGTAGTACTCAGGACCGTCCGCGCCCATGCGCAAATCGCTGGAAAAATATTCCGCGTGATACATAGATTCACGCTCGTGGATTTCCATCTCAATACCCAGATCGGCTGCGCCAGCTACGTACTTGTCGACACCTCCAGGGACAGGTTCCTGGTTCACGTCGTCACCTCCAGCAACAATGCTGAGAGCAAGGATCTCATCGTCTGAGAGACCTAGGTGAATGCAAGTCATAACATGCACAGCTAACTGAGCGATGGAGTTACCACCAATGGTGAAGAACCATCCACTCTTCATAATGCCAGACGATTTAGGAGTGTACACCGCGCCATCAGATGTGCGATACACAGTCTTCTCGAAAATGTCTTCAAAACAACCATCAACGTCTGCAAGGTATCCGTCGAACTGCTCGTCATCCCATTTAGGGTGACGGACAGCCAAGTGTTTGACTACGTCGCGCGTTACGTCGGCGACCCATGGGAACATCATATAGTCCCAATTAGTCTTATCACTTTCCCACACTGGGCCGGGGATACAAGACGCTAGATGTTCGATATGACCAGGATTACCTGGAGCGAAGGCGTACTTAACCGGGATCTTCTTCCATTGTTTAACCAAATTTATCGACAAATTTTTAAACACCGATGCGTGTTTTACCGTGGTATCGACGGGGAGGTTCACGACAATGCGAGGCATGCCATTAGCGAGTTTCTTTTGCTTGGTAGGCTCACCCTTAATGATTACCTTACCTTCAATGCGCTCTTTGTGCCACTCGTTTACGACATGCTGTGCAAACCCTTGAACGCCAAAGGTGTCCAGTACCTGCTTGTTTAAAGGCATACCCTGAGAACAATATGGGTAGCCAGAAGCTTTTCCTGGATTGATGATTGACGAATGGATAATGTCGGTTACTCCCTCAACACGATTGTAATGTTCATCCGGGATGAACGAAGCTGGTTGCAACATGCTGGCAACTAAGCCAGCGCTCCTTTTCTTCTCGCTGTCAGTGGGGTTGTGCTTTATGCTACCTACGCGTTTGGCATACAACTCCAAGTGTTTCTCCAGCGACTTACGCTCGTCCTGTGGGGTCATTTGGGGGTATTCAAATGCCCCTTCCTCGTACCCGAGGTCCTTAACTCTCTCCTTAAGTCCCTCCAAGGCCTGAACGGCTTCAGGTCTGGGTATAGGCACTGATGGTCCGTGAACTGGTTTCAATCCTTCCTCAACAGTGAAGCTCTTACTAACCGGCGATCTCTTCGCTTCGGCTTTCTTCTTCGATTGGGGTTTTCTCTTAACCTTAGCCACGGCCACGCTAGCATTTTCGTTGCGACGATAACGATCATCATCAAAGGTTACATGTCGGCCTTTGGACCTGGTGTCCATAATCATGTCCTCGAAATAATCTTCATCCCGCCGGGAATCACCAGTCAATCCGAAACACTCTACTAAACCCTTAAGGTCCCACCCAAAAGTCGCTTCCCCGTTATCCAGAACGATAGCAAACTTGCCATCTCTCATCTGTTTAAGGTCTGCGACACCGCCGCGCCATTTATTTTGGCGATAAGCCTCCTTGTAGGAGGCATCGGCGTAGGTGTACTTCTTTCGGTTTTTCGAGTTTGATTCAAGGCCTGTGCCTTTATCGATAAGGTACTCTATGTATTCTCTTCGGATTGCTACATTGTGATCTCCAGCAGCGCTTACGTGCATGCCTACCACGCTTCCTCCACAAGTCAAGATTGAGCCGGAAAAACCCTTCTGAGTGCTAGCCGTGTGATGCAGGTTCTCATATCCTGAATCTGGCAAAGTTTTACCAGATGCTGCTACCAAAAGACCGTCAGGTGTGAACCCGTGGCTCTGAACTTGCAACTCATAACGCGACCGCATCCGAGTAGCGGCTTTCATCAGCCTAACGGATGACCACTGAGCCGGTGTCAACTCCGTAGCGAACGCGTCCACGTCGAAAGAGGCAATAACGTTGTTCTCCGGTGAGAAGAATTTATCGT